ATGGTCTCCTGTTAATGGATTTGGTTTCTGTAATGTGTTGCCTTGTTTATCTTTCATCCATACATAACCTTCTAATTCTTTTTTTAAGTTCTTGCTTCTATGTGTTACAAATACTTTGTTCTGATTGATGAGGTTAATACCATATACAATAGAATCGCGGCCTTTAGCAACAGGAAAGACATTTATTCCGCTAAGTCTTATTTCTGCTATTGATTTAGGTTCTGCTGAATCTGCATAAATGTTGCAGTTGATATTATTGTTTTTAATGAAGTTAGAAATATCTCTGTTTAACATTCCTGTTCTATATAGCACCTCATCAAATATGTAAGTATCATTGTACTTATAGAGATTTACTATTGAAGTTGAATCTACTGTATAACCAAAATCAAGTCCAGCTCCTACTAGCTTTGCTTCATTAGGTACTTCTTTTATTTCTTTCCAATCAGGAATGCAAGCGCCTTCTAATTGTCCTACTTCTCCTAAACCGTAAACCCTCCACCAATTCTTCCAATAGCTAGAAGTCTTTGCTTTGTCTTTTGCTTTTTCAATTTCTTTAACTATTGATTCAGGCAGTGATTCATTGTCTTTATAAGTAAGTGTAATAAAATCTGTATCAGGTTGTCCTATTAGTTCTTTGTCTACCCAAAACAAGGATGTTGGATTGTAGTCCAGCCAAATGTTTCCCGAGGTTCTTATTGCTAGTTGTTGGTAGGCATCAAATGGAACATTGTTACACTCATTAATATAAAGGTCTGTTCTTCTTGCACCTCTTAGTTTATCTGGTTGGTCAGTTGAAAAGAATTCTATATATGAACCATTGCTGAATTGATATTTTAAAGTACTTCTATTGAACTTTTTTTCTCTGTATCTGTTTAGTGCTTTTAGTATTGCAATGAAGTCTTTTAAAGCTCCTCTACGTAGATGAGGTATTGATTCAGATACTACACTAATTTCTTTGTTGTCATTGTTGCAAGCATACGAAATGAGGATAAGAAGTATTGCAATTGTTTTGCCAGCAGATGTTCCACCTCTTACAATTCTAGTTCTTGAATCTAGCTTTCTAAGTTTTAGAACTGTTGTAGTGCTTTTATAGTTCATCTATAAATAATGGTAAATCTCTATCTACGTTAATATCTTTAGTTTCCACTGGCTTTCCGTATCTTCTGTCCATGTAAATTGATATAGCTCTTAAATCTCCTTTTTGGATTAATTCTTTTAGCTTTTCGATAACCTCATCTTGATTTATAATGTTATCTAGTCTTTCTATTAATTTAGCTTCATCTGCTTTCTTAGGCCTTCCAGCTCCTGGCCTTAATCCTCCATGTCCCATAACTTGATTTTTTCTTGTTTATTCAAATTGCTATTCTTAATTGTTGTTTGTGTTGGTTAATTCTTTTTATAGCTGCATTGTAATATTCTTTGTCTAGTTCACAAGCTGTTAAATCATATCCTAAATTATGACAAGCTATCGCTATACTACCACTTCCCAAATGAGTATCTAATATCTTATCTCCTTCTTTTGCGTAATCCTCTAAAATTATCGTGTATAATTCAACGGGTTTTTGTGTGGGGTGTATTGGTTTATATTTATAGTTTGGCTTACCTCCGTTTATTCCTATTATATTTCCTGAGCAGGTCAAAGGTATTAACCTTGCTTTACTATCAAATGAAGACCAAGCCAGCTCAAAATCACTCGCACCACTAAAAGCCCTTTTTGTAAAGCCGGCCGTTTTATGCCAACAAATCCAACTTTGCGAATGTGGTAAATGAAAGTAATTAGCTCCCCAAATAATTTGGTTTTTGCTTACTCTAAATAGTTCATTAAAGTATTTTTTGTTTGGTTTCATATCTATTTTATCCCATTCTGCAATATCAATCCCATATGGTGGGTCTACTATTGCTAAGTCAAAGTAATTATCTTCATACCTTGACATCAATTCCATATTATCTTCATTTGTAATAGTCATTAATACTCTTTTGTTACATTATACATTTCAGACTTTAAGAAACTTATATTTGTTCTCATAGCATCTACTACCCTATACTCTCTACCTATATACAAAATAAAGTTCTCTATTTTCTTAATTAACTTGTTATTCAAAACATTCTTATTTGTTGTTTGTGTTGCTCTATTCTTTTCGTAGCAGCTTCATAATAATCTTTATCTAATTCACAAGCTGTTAAATCATAACCTAAATTATGACAGGCAATAGCTATTGAACCACTACCTAAATGCGTGTCTAAAATTTTATCTCCTTCTTTAGCATAATTCATTAAAAGCCATTCGTATAATTTAATAGGTTTTTGACAAGGGTGTATTTGTTCGCCTTCTTTAACTACTCTATAAAATCCTGACTGCCAATTTATATGTATATAATCTACCTTTGTCTGAAATGACAAACTTGCTATTTCTGCTTGTGATATTGTGCCTGTTGTACCCCCTTTGTACCAAACTAAACTACCACCTGTACCATCTACTATTGGATAATAATTACTACCCCATATTATTCTTTTTTTACTTACTCTTTGTAATTCCTTAAAATAATCTTCGTTAGGTATTTCTTTATTCCACTTGTAGTCATCTGTATAATTTTTTTTATTCTTTCTTCTAACTCCATTGACGTCTGTTCTTTCTTCACAAGTAAACTTACCAATACCATAAGGAGGGTCAACTATTGCTAAATCAAAATAATTATCTTCATAACTAGCCATTAATTCCATATTATCCTCGTTAGTAATATTCATTCAAATATTATTTCTTCATTGGGTAAAGGTGCTTCTACATTAAACCACTCTCTTAGAAACTGCCTACATTGATTGTGAAAGTCTTCTTGTTCTATTGTTGTGTTTTGTGTAGTTGATTTAGGTATCTTAATTATTTCACCTGTTCTGTAATTAGCTTTTTCTTCACATAGAAACATTGTCTTGTACATGTTATGTGTTTTCTCAACTCCCCATGTTTCTCCCCATTCGTTTTTAATAGCTTCTATTGTTAGTGGAACTATCACAGCGAAGTAATAAGCATTCTGTTGGTTGCTACGATAGTAATTATCTTTTCTAAGTACTAATTCAACTCTTTTGCCTTCAAACTGGCTTAGAGCTGTTGCAATCCTTTCAGTGTTTAGAATAAGCTTACCATCCTTAACCTTTGATATTATTTTAATGCTTTTCAAGTGTGCCTATCATTAGTTTGATAAATGTTCTTTTTATCATTATTCTTCTAATCTTTCTTAGTTTCTTTCTTCTTCCTTTTTCCATAATGTGTTCTAATTTTAAAACCTAAGTCTGCATCATTTGGATATATTGCACACAGTAGACTTAAGTCATTTGCTATGTTGTAATTTTGTTTCTTCATTTTTTGTTTCCTTTTCTTGTTGTTTTAGATACTCTCTTAGCTTTACTTCTATTATCTTTCGCACTTTTCGCATATTCTTTGTATAGTTTATTAATTGTATTGTATAAGTCTTTTACGCATGAACCACAGGATGAAGGTTGTTTTCTTTCATTGAACACTCTATTGAAAATAGATAGCATCATGGTTTGTTCATCTCTTGATATTACTGAACGATATGTGTTGAAGTAATCATCACACCATAAATATTCTTCTTCTGTTAAGCACTCTTTTGTTTTATAAGGGAATAACCTATTTAGCTTGTGTCTTCTTTCTTCACATCCGCAGTCATGTCCAAATACTTTTTTAACAGCTTTCTTGATTCCTGTTTTGGTAGTGATTTTATCTAATGTGTCTCCTAGTCCTTTACTTTTCATTTATTTTTTTTTTTATTTCTTCTTTACATTCTTTAACAGTTTTACATACTACCTTGTAACTAATCTTAGTTGCTTCTGATAGTTTTCTAATAGATTGAAACTTCTTTGAATAGAGCTTAAACATCTTTTTATGAAACCATGTAAAGCCATCTATTACGTTATCTATGTTTTCAAAAAATTCTGCTTCACTCTGTGTTTTTTTATCTTCTACATCTCCAGTGATTGGAAAAGTTGGTTTTTCTGTTCTGTGTATATGTACTACTAAATCATGCAATGTTGTATAGACAATACCATAATGCGGCTTGCCTTCTATTATTATATCCGCTGGAACTAGCTTTTTGTTCCTCATTTTTTCATAAATTTTTACGTACATGCTTTGCACAACATCTTCTGCACTGTTAATTCTATACAATGGAAGCATTTTATCTGCCATCATTAGCCACGTTGCATGTTTTCTATATAATGCGCTCAACACTTCTTCTTTAGTCATTTTTATTTAATGCCTTATATTTTTCAATAACTTCCAATAGGTAGAGTTTATCCCATTTGTAGCGCGACTTTCTTGCCATCTCTACATTGAGAGTGATTTTGTCAAATCTTTCTTGACCTATTTTATTAATTAAGTTTTGTTTATAAGGGATGAGGTTTCCTGAAAAGAAGTAGTTGCATCTTTTACATTGACCATGTACGTTGTCAGGATTAAACCTAACTGTTGGGTTGTTGCCAGCACTGTAAAAATGTCCAGCTTGTAAGGTAGTGTATTTACCACAGGAGATACAGGGCTTGTCCTTATCTCTATTGCGGATGTATTTGTGAAAATGAGTAACAGCAATCTTTTTAAGCTGTGCTACTGATTTCTTAATTATAATTAATTCTTTTTTAAGTTTTAATTTAGATTTATTAACACTTATTATTAAAAAGTTTATATTTCTATAATTGGTAATAGTATTCCTTTAGATGTATTGTTATCTCCTCCTTTAATATCTTTATTTGTATTAATATATTTTCTGCATATTTGTTTTAAGTAGTTAGTTTGTATTAATTTTATGTTAAACTCATTAACCCATATTGCATACCATTCTGAATCTGTTGTTGCTAAACCTGATGGCATTCCTCTGCTTTCATATTCAATGAATACATTTCCAGTTTTATTAGCTTGTAAATCTTTTTTGCATTCTATTTTTTTATTTTCTAATATGTAACCAAGTTCTTTTTCAAACACTTGTCCAACTTCTAAATCATGGGAAAAATCACTATTATATATCATTGTTAATTTTTATTGTTTAATAATTTCAAACACCTTACAAATACATATCCCAAGTGCTATTGCTGCAACATGGGATATTATTAAATAATTATAGAAGTCCATTAGAAAGGTAAATCAGTTTCTTCTCCTACTGGATTAAGTTCTTTTTCTGTTTCTTGGTCTAGCTTTTGAATTCTCCAGCAGTCAATACTTGTATAGTATTTGTCATTCCATTCATTAGAACTTGCATTGATATGAAATTCATAAACATGTTCTAGTTCAAGTCTTTTAGTCAAGTCTATATTGTCTTGATGGA